CAAATCACTATAAAGTCCGTGAATTTTTCTGACTGGACTTCCAATATCTGCGTGAATGCCAATGTTTACGCTATTGTACTTGTGTCCGGCGTTATTATCGCCTCTATACTTTTTGTAGCAGGCGGTATTAAAGCATTTGCTAATAAAAAATAAATTAGTTTTCTCTTTGAAATATTATTACAAAACCCCTCCCACAGACTTCTATCTGTGGGAGGGGTTTTTATAGTCATTATTCAATAAGTGCCTACAAGATTAGCAAACACCCTGTGCAAGCATAGCGGTAGCACAGGTTTCCAGTGTTTATGCGGTTTCTGCCCTCTATTGTATATTATAGGCATATTACCATCGAAGATTATCTCGGTTTTATCCGGTTTATCTCCGATTTACGCTCTCTTTAAATATTCAGATGAACAGAAGCCGGTCAGGTTGCCGTATGCCACATAATACCAACGTGTTCCGTTGTAACTCGTATAGTAGCCATAGCACTGAACATCTGAACCTTTAGGCATGAGAGTGATTGCTGTTTTTCCGGTTCCTGCTCCAACTCTCAGGTACAGATTGCTAGTCGTTTTGTATTTTCCGGCGATTGCTGCATCTTTACTTCTTGCACTCTCAACCCTTGCTGTACTGCCAGACACTGCCGGTTTGGATGTTGATGTGCTTCCGCTTGGGGCGGATCCGCCTACGGAAACAACGATAACAGTATGCCCTTTGCTCTTTGTAACCAGAATGTCTCCTGATTTAAGGACGGTTGCAGATGTAACGGAAACTTTTTTAGCAAACAGGCCTGATTTTTCTAATACTGACGGCTCCGTTGCGGTGCTAAAAGCTCCCACGTCAATGCCGGTTGCCTCATAGATACAACCTCTTACGAGGTCGCTGCAATCTGTTTCTGTCTTTTCTCCGATTGCTTTCATGTTGCCGTACTTTTTAAGCATTGCCATAATGGATCTGTGTGCCTGACAGTAGCCGATATTGTTGTTCATGCAGGCATCCCACATTGCTTTAGCAACTTTCTTTGCGTGTTCGTCACTCAGGAAGCGGAACATATACCATCCTTTGGTATGAACATAATAATTCTGTGTGCTTACCTCTACGCCATCCTGATCTCCCGGCTTGCCTCCGGCATACTTTCCGTTCTCATCTCTTCTTGCACTTCCGATAATTACTTTCATTGTCTTTTCCTCCTTTTTCACTGCAAACTGATTATAATATTCCTTGGCATAAGATCCCCTGGTTGCCTTTACCTTTTGTCCCTGATCTTTCGGCTTTTCATATCCGGTCAGGATAATGTTGGATGCTTCCTGTGTGGATTTTGCGGCTTTGAGTTTTGTAAGAACCCCTTTGTACGATCCGGTCAATTCCTCCCACAGAAATTCCAACTGCATCTCTTCGTCTCCGATGGACTTATTTTTCTTCTTGGCAAAATTGAGAAGATTCTGTTTTCTGCTCCAATAGGTCCACTGTGCGTACCCATAGCCGTAGGAATCCCGGACAAAGTTCCCATAGCTGCCGTTGTCTACCGCAGTGGTATATGTTTCATCTGTATACCCGCTCTTTTTCTCACAACTGTTCTGCAGATTGCGAGGATTGAATCCGCTCTCGGCTCTTATGCTTGCCATGACACCACTTACGGCGTAATGGCTTAATCCTTTAGCACAAAAGAAGTTCCATGCCCTCTCCTGTGCTGTCGTACCTTTCAATGCCATGATCCGTGCCTCCTTAAAAAGAAAGAGCCGGGTGTGTTAATTCACATCCGGCTCATGGCTCTGAATAATATTCTCTTACTGGTTTCCAATCTGTTTGATCTGTTTGATTGCCTGAATAACTTTGTCATATCCGTTCGTGGCAACTAAAAAACTAAGATACGCAAGGGCAATGAGTTCAACGCCAATCTTTGCGTTAAGCATCGTTTCTGTGTAAATCAGATACCCGGCGGACAGTGCCACGGAGATAACGACTGCGGTAACTGCTGCCATCACATTCGATGAATAGTCAACAGATTTCTTATCCAGAAGTTTCTTGATTCCCTCAACGGTAAGGTTTGTGAGTAATGATACCGCGAACAGTGCTACAATTAAAAATTCCATTGTCATAATATGACCTCCTATCCTACTGCCTCATCATCAGAGGCTTTGTGTGTGGTTCCGTCTTTGCTTATGACGGTGCTGTTGATTGGTACTGAAAAACTGAGTTTGTTCTTTTCAAAGATGTTCATAATCGTATTTGTTCCAAGGTAAACCACCAATGGAGCTACGATTTCTTTGACGATTGTGCTTGATACATCCACCACCGGGTCCATGCCTATCCATGAGAGAACATAGGAACACGATGTAAGGATCATCCCATGAGCCAATACCGCAGTAGTGGCTACCTTTGCATAGGTGTTCAGGCTTACTTTCTTTTTCTTCTCTTTTCTCCGCCTACGCTCTCTTTTCTGCAGGATGTAAAATGTCACGCAAGCTGCAATGTAACCGAGAGCGAAACCTATAAAAATTTTAAGTATCATCTTCTACACCCTCTTTCTTCTTTTGCGGTTCTGTCGGTAGTCCTTTCAGATCTTCGATTAAGTCTGTCGCAACATCATTTCCGCCAAGTATGTGATAAGGTTCATACATCCTTGTGGCGTTCTCTCGTGCGTATATGGGGCAGTAACCCCTCTCAGACCACTTATTGTATGTCTGAACGATACCATTTCTTAAAAGAGCTTCTACACCCTTGTCAATGGCTTTGTTTTTTAAGTGCTGATTGTACATCAGCTTCGCCATCACGCCCATTCCACTGATTATCAATCCAAAAAGAAACTCGATCCAATATTTCACGATAAAATCTATCATTCTTCACGCTCCCGTCTGTATGATCTCAAATCATACTCAATTAAATCCATCTTCTGATCCACGTCGTTTTTCATATCATCGAGTTCCTTATGCAGTTCATCCGATATTCTGCACTGCTCAATGATTTCTTCCTGCTTTTTAATTATTTCAAGCAGTTGTGTGGTTGCCTCACACAGCCTATCTACAATGACATAACTTCCATCACGCATGACTTTCCTTTAACTCCTTTGCTTCACAGGTGATCTTCTGCACCAGATTATAGGTGTCGGCGTGTTTTATCGAACCAATTCTACTTGTAAACGATTTGTCGAAAAATTCTTCCGTGATAGTTCCATCTTTGAAATTCTTCATAAGGCGTTTCAGTCTACGCATAGCATCCTTTCTGATTTTCTTCGTAGAGTTCCAATGCCTATATCCAACAAAATCCACTCCGTTCTTTGCATAAACAATGGTTGTTTTTGGATTTAATTGTAATTTAAGAACATCCGCAAGGAATATTTCTATCTGTTTCTCCCACCGTTTCAACTGTTCAAGATCCTCTGATATAATCACAAAATCATCCATATATCTCATGTAGTGTTCTGCATGAAGTGTATGTTTTACGAACATATCCAATCGGTGTAAATACACGTTGGCAAATAGTTGGCTCGTAAGATTTCCAACCGGTATGCCGACACCATCCGGGAATATCCCATTATGGTCTATTATCCGGTCAAGGATTACGAGTAAGTCCTTGTCTTTAATGTAGGTTCTAATTTCTCTTTTCAGAACCTTGTGGTCTATGCTCTGGAAGTAATGGTGTATGTCGGCTTTCAGTACATAGACTGATTTACCTTGCACAACTTCCAGATTATATAACCACCTTGTCAACTGCTTGCTGGCTCTGTGAGCACCTTTCCCTTTTCTGCAAGCGTAGGAATGGCAGATGAACTGATGCTCAAATATCGGCTCTATGTAATTGACAATCATATGTTGGATAACCCTATCGTAAAATGGCAAAGCCATGATTATACGCTCTTTGGGTTCCCAAACTTTGAATACCTTGTACTTTCCAGGAGTATATGTCAAACTTTCCAATTCCCGAATGGCTTTGCCGAGATATTCCTCTCTGTTTGCTTCAAACTCCAAAACCTCCGGTCTGTACCTTTTGCACCGCCTCGCTTTTTGGTATGCGTTTAATGCGTTCTTCATGGTACAGATGTTTTTCATAAGACCTGTTATTCTCTTCATAAATAATGCTTACGCCACACTTCCTTCGCTTTCGCTACTATTTGGCTTCGCTGTTTTAAGTTCGCCCGGTTTGCACGGGTCGGGATAGCCGTCTGACTATTCAATAAATGATTATCAAATAATCCTTGTTGGCAAGCCATAGCTCCACCAATCTGACAGTTTTCAAAATAGTCACAGACGCACCACACGCCAATGTTCGTGTTCACGTTCCACGGATAATTGTTGCAATTCACAGTCCGCGAACCATCGTGAACCCCGTTGTTCCAGTTGCCACCGCCAATGAGCGCGTGCAAGCCACGGAGCGACAGTGCGAATTAACAGCTACCCCAAGATAGTTGCTTATTTTGATTTCTTTTCCTTTTGTGCTTTGTTTATTAACCCTCCGATATACGCACCAAGAATACCGATCTGTGTTGCACAATATTTGTATGCTCTGTCGTTCATTGCAGAATATTTGAGATCATGTGCCAATCGGATTTTCCGTACCAATCTTCCTTTCAACCTGTCGGCTGTGTAAAGATGGCTGATTGTCTTTGACCTCTCGTATGCTTCTATCTCATCCATGATTCCGTCTATACATTCTCGTATATCCTTTTGGAGAGTGAATTTCTCATAATGTGGCATTTCTCTCACTTTCTTGTGGAGATATACCGATAGGTCGTAGGCCATCTGGTGTGCTTCTGTATGGATGTAGTCCATTTTCAGAGTGGAGGGATTTTCATATTTGCTTTCGTATGCCATTACACCCAACCTTTCAACTGCAAGGGACTCGGCTTTCGCCGGTCCCCATCAGCTTACAGCGAGTCACAGACGCACCACACGCCAACGCTCGCGTACACGACCCACGGACAACTGCTGCAACCCACAGTCCGCGAACCATCGTGAACCCCGTAGCTCCAGTTGCCACCGCCAATGAGCGCGTGCAAGCCAGTGTTGTTGGCCATGTAAAGCTGGCCAACTTTCTGTCCGCTCATAACGTCATACCAGTTCCATGCTGATCCGGTAGGGTCGTGAATGAACTCATCAAGCCACTTCCATACGTTTCCAACAAGGTCGCGAACATTCGTTGCGGAAACTGCGTTCTTTACATTTCCGCAGGCGGTTCTTGCCGTATTGGAAGTTGCGGACCATGCGTATGTGTTGTTACCATCTTCGCCCTGTGGAGAACCGTATGCGCCTTTGCAGAACTCAGCGTAGGTTGGAAGTCTCTTGCCTACTCTCATAGCTCTTTCATTGGCGATATACCAGTTTAATCCCTCTGTTCCAGTAATCGGCACAACACCCTTTTTGCTCTGCAAACCACTGGCTCCGTTATCTGATGAAAGGTAAATATCGCCCCAGAACGGTCCTATGAATACCATTCCGGTAGGATCGCAAGTAGGCCTGTGGAGAAGAGTCCAAACGGAATTAGGTACAATGCCCTCAGCTACGTTTGTTTCCCATCCACTTCCTAATGCCGCGCCTGATGCGCTGATTGGAATACCGGAACTATTTGTTTTTCTGACTACGCCGTAATGGAAGCCACCGATTTTTCTTGATGTAACTGCCGTATAACCGTTTGGATATGTCGTATTAAGGGAAATACGATACTGTTCTGCGGCAAAGTTTGTGGCATCTCCACCGGTAGGATCGCAGATATAAATGCAATAGTCCTTTCCCACCTCAAACTTAGTTGCTGTTCCGTCCAAGTTGCTCGCTGTAAGAGTGGTTTTTTCTGTCTTAAAAACAGAATTACCTACCGCAATCAAAACTCCTGCGATAACAGTAAGGGAACCGTTCTCCATGCGAATAAACTTCTTGTCAGATGCAACGACATCGGACATAAGCGCAAGTTTCGTGGTGGTTATCTTCGCAATGTCATTTTCCATTGCTTCATCATAACCGTAGAATTTACTCATTAGCCAATTCCTCCTTAATCTGATTCAGTTCTTCGGCCGTCATGCCGAGACTGTCGTAAATGGTGTATGGTGCGGTAACTGCGATTTCTGTTGCATCCACAGATACCATAGCGGATGTGGAGATAATGGTTGTTTCCAACTGTTTCTCTCCTGTAATCTCATCCGGTTCGCCCTCTTCATGTGTTACGTTTGTGATTGTTACCGTCTTATTTCCGACAATCGCCTTTGTATTTGCTTTTGCCTCAGCACAATAGTGAATGGTAACAGTTTTCTTATCCTCTCCTACCGCAAGAACCGGGCAATGAAGATAATTCATGTTTTCAAGATCTTCGATGGCTTCCAACAGGTCTTTTGCTGCAAATGCGCCATCATCCACCAAGGATTTACAATTTCTAATGTCCTCGGCGGTTGCAAGTCTCTTAGGGAAATCTCTCATTTTGTCTACCTCCGTTATTTATTTACATAGGCTCCTACAAAACCATCGACAAACGCCAATCCGTTGCCGTCCATGATTCTGAAAGTCTTATGTGTCATAAGATCCGCATTGCTGATAGAAAATGTTTTTGGGGCAACTATATAGTTGTCATTCGCGATGCTTATTGTGTACTCTCCTGCCTCTGTGAGATACAAAGGCTGAGTATAATCCGTAACAGTATATTTGTTACCGGATGTTACATTTTGTACAGTTATTGCAGCAGCAGTTCCAACGGTATCGTTGAAATGTATCTTCACTGCAAGGTTTCTGATGTGGGTTTCCACATCGTTGATTTCATTCTGTAATTTTCCGGCTGCATCCGCTGACAACTGATCTTTAATCATTGAAAACCATTGATTAAACAATATTTCCTGATTGTTCTCAAACGTTGTCATTTCAGATGTGTAGTCTTTCTTTAACTGCACAACATCCGCATTTGCCGTTGCCTGCAAATTGTCGAGAAAGATATTGAATGAGTCGAGATCCAGATTTGCTCTCTTGTCAAACTCAACTTTCTGGTTCTCAAAAAACTCTGTGAATACCTCGTACAAATCTGTTCCGTTTTCCAATGCTGCCATGATTGCGTTGACGGCTGTATTGATGCGGTTGGCATCATACGCACCGAAAAACGATTCATCGTACACCGTGTACTGGGTCACATCTTTTACGGAATAACTGCCGTCCCCATTATCAATAGGTATGAACTTCCGCAGACCGGACCATACGGCATCCTTGTAGTCTGTCTTTAATCGTTCCCACGCCACTTAGAACGCCTCCCTCCTTATGCCAAAGTTAAAGGTAAGCATCTGCCGACCTCTGTATTGGTTTAATAACTGATTGAATAAATCCAAAATTAGGCTTTCAATGCGGTTGAGTTCGTTGAAATCAAAAATCTTTCCATTCGCTGTGTATAAGGGGTTCTCCCCTATGTCCGGCTTAAATGTGTTTTCAGCTATGAGCTTAATGTTTTCTTCCAACTGATTTATCTCATCCGCATAAAAATACTGGTCTTTGCTCCTATCGTCTCCCAGATCATTTATGGAAAACTCCTGGTACATTGCCACGGCTATCTCTCTGAGATATGTGAGGTTGTTCTTTATCCGGTTGAAATCCTCCGTGTTGAACCGGTCTCCGTGATAAATCCCATCATCGTCTGTGTAACCGTACCAATCTGTTTTTGGAGTGGTCCAGGAACCCGAGATAGAAATAACCATTGTTTCCGTTGTACTATTCCCGGCAGAATCCGTTGCCGTCAATACGGCTACATGATCCTTTTCCGAACCATCTATGCTTGCGGAGGCTTTATATACGGTTCCGATAGAGTGCTGAAAATTCAGTTCTTTATCGTCAAGTGTTCCTGTGACATTTGCTATATCAGCCATTATTCATCGCCTCCTATCCTTTGGTGTAATTGCCAACGTATGCCAGTGGCAATTTATCAGGAATTTCCTTGTCTGATATATTGACATAGGAGCCAACATAATTGCCGACAAATGCAACGCCTTTCAGTTCCTCAATGGAAACTGAGATTGTGTATTTCCCCTTTGCCTGCACGGGGTTTGGACTTATCGTAACGTCCCTTACCAATATGTTAGCTGCCATGCCGCACCGCCTAATCTGTTACCGAAACAGAAATTACATAGGTTGCTCCGACATCCGCCGGGTTCGGTGCCAATGAAACATCTGAGATAACCGGTGCTTTTGTATCGAGGGTTACTGTTCTTGTGACGGTCGTGGTTCTTCCGGCTCCGTCCTTTGCTACAACGGTAATGGTGTTTGAGCCATCTTTCAGGGTTATATCCTTTGAGAAAGTACCATCGTCATATACAGTTACTGCACTGCCGTTGATTGTCAGCGTAACCGGACTGGACGTAGCATCATTTGTGGTTCCGGCAACTGTTACGGTTGTCTTGTTTGTGATGAGCTTGTCTACCGGGCTTGTAACTGATAACTCAGGTGGAACGGTATCAATCTTGAATGAAACGCTCTTCTGAGTAGCGGCGTTGCCATCATAGTCTGATGCTTTGACAACTACGGTATGTGAGCCGTCCGCCAGTGCCGCCGTAGGTTTATAACTGCACGAATAACCGGATGCTGTTTTTGTCTTTGTAACACCGGATATTTCAGATCCATCAATGAGCAGCTTAATTGTGTTTGGATTTACGCCAGAATCATCATCCGTAACTGTGAACGTAATCGTAGGCTGGTTGCTCGTAAGTAACTGCGATGCCGTAGGTGCTGAGATTGTGATAACTGGTGCTGTTTTCTCTTTAACGGTAAGTCTCAATTTGCTTCCGAGAGTTGCATCGGATTGATTTACCGATGTGCTGTTGCCCGCCTCATCTGTGGCGATGATCTGCACTCCGTAATAATGTCCTGACTGATTGTATGAGGATTTTGCCGGAGCAGTCAGTGTTGCTTTGTAAGTCTTTGATGCGCTGTCGTATGTTGTAGTTACACCGTTTACGATAGCTTTAACAGATTTAATAGCCATCCATTTTCCTCTTCCTTTCTTCCGTTATTTTTCTGATACCCTACGGGCAATTACCTTGCCAGACAAACTCTGTGAGAAGTTCACAACATGGCGGTAGATATTTACTTTTAATCCGGGACGGTACGCATTTTCCTGATACACAATATCGTTTGCGTCTATCTCAGGATTGCCGCGGGTATTGTACTCATACTCAATACCAGCGTTATAGTAATCTCCAAGCCAATCCGCCAAGTGATTTGCTGTTTCCATATCGCTTACGAGAGGATTTTTCCATGTGATGGTCTTTCCTCTGCTATTAAGTGTTTTTGTGGCATACTGCTCAACAATGTTGTATCTGTGTCCTATAATTTCAAACTGGTACTTGCCAGTAATCAGAAACTTAACCATTACATAGTAATCTCCACGTTCAATGATGCTTACGTTGGATGCTGACCCATTGAATGTTGCCCGGCAGTCATAAGTCGGATCTCCAAGGTAATATGTCTGCACATCTCCTTTGGTTGCTTCCGTTTCTTCGCTAATGAGTGTTTCTTCGGCTGTGCCTTTCTGGTATGAGTAACATGGCACTCTGACCGCCTTAACAAGCTCCTGCTTGATTGATTTCGGAGAAGAGGTCATGTCCTGCCTTTCCATCGTAAAATCCGTTATATCGCCAAATGAGAAGTAGTCTACAACAATTCGATTGAATGGTTCTTTCGTCTTAGTGAACTCAATCTCCATCAAATCAAAATCATCAAAATCGTGGCGGACAATCAGTTTCTTGGTAATGTCTGCCGTTATCTCGTACTCGTCAAC